AAATTTTTATATTTTAATCTCTTAAATGTTATCATTCACTAGCCTCTACATAAAGTTCTTTTGCAAACTCTTTTAGTTTTTGTTTATTTACATCTGTTTCTACTTGGTCGATATAGTTACCAAGATAAGTTAAAGTATCTTCACCTTGTTCTAATATGTCATCTCTAACTGAAGCATTCATATCTGAATTGTCTTCTACAATATTTAATTCATGTACATTTATTTTATTGAATAGATTATCAAGAAACATATTATACATATTGTCATCTGTTTTATTGGTAACAAATAACTTAATATACTTGTCGTTGTACTTTGATAAATCTAATGTAGTATAGTCCGTTTCTTTATCATTATAATAAATCTTTTCAAACATAGATAATGGATTATCAATCTTTGTTATCTCTCTTGTTTCTGTATCAAAGATATGAAAACCTTTTGTTTCTCCATAGTCTGACCATGTCATTTGATATTGACAACCTAGATAAAATATACGACCATCATCTGACTTCTTGTGAAAATGACCAGATATAACTTTTTCAAATTTAGTAAACTGTGCCTTGTCTTGACCATGTTCATTGAAGTGACCAGCCATCATCTCAAAACCTTTGATTTCTAAATGACCCATAGCAATAACAGCATTTGTATTGTCAATCTGATATATACTGTCATCATGGTTGTCATCACAAATCCATGGTATGAATAGAATAGGCAAACCACCAAACTCTACATTAGTAGCTGTTGTATAAATCTTTGCATTTTTAGATATATCTAGGTTCTGTAATGCGTTTACTTCGTTTGTATTTTTATAATATGTGTCGTGGTTGCCAATGATAACATGTGTATCAATGACCTCATTATCTAATCTGTCCCAAAACTTCTTTTTAAAGTTGTGTGCTGTATTATGGTTGATAAACTTTCTTCTATCTACCACATCACCTAGATGTACCAAAGTTCCTATGTTGTGTTCTTTCAAATAGGGAAAGAATATCTCATCATAAAATCTATTTTGATACTTCATAAATGCAGGACTATCGTTTCTCACACCAAAGTGAGTGTCATTTAATATAGCAATTTTCATTATTTATTTTTCTTGGCCTTAGCTTCTGCTTCTTCTTTGGCCTTCACCTTTTTCTTATGTTGTAATGTAGTTCTTTTTGGTTGTGTTTTAGTACCATCAAGTTCATCAGGTACTACATTCTTTTGTAAGAATTCACTAAACTGGTTCTTAAACTCTCTGTCTTCTCCAGGTTGTAATGTCATATCGTCATAGTTTGCTTCAGCAATCATTCTTTGTTTAATTGTAGTTTGTTTCTTTTCTTTTTGAATTCTACGAATAAATGCATAATAGATTATCTGTGTAAAATATGCGAAAGGGTTATTAGATGTGTCGGGGTTAAAGTTGTGTAGATACATCAAACAGTTTTCTATACCGTCTGATATCATATCATCTCTATATGTGTAATTAATAAAATTTGGTCTATAAGACAGGTGATTGGCAATCTTTAAAAAACAACTACCAATATAGTCTGTTACTGGTGGTTTTTCTTTGCCATTCTTCTCTGCTTCTAAACAACTATTTCTGTACTCGGTCATTGCCGCCAGAAAATCTTTATTGTTTACATAGTGTTCTTTTTTAGCTGCCATAATATCTCCATTTGTTAATCATAATACAGTAAATCTATCCGATTGTCAAGCTTGGATTGATTTATCTTTTTTTCAATTTCATTTCATTCCACGGTTGACATTGAAATCCTGGTGTGTATAATAGCGGTGTCCGCTTTGATAAGTATACCTATAGCTAGTGTATAGTCGGAGGTTCTCCGTCACCACTGTCAAATTCATCGAATATTTTATTTAATTCTCTATTCTCTTCATCACTTAACTTAACTTGTTCCGGCGTCCCACCCTTATTAAATTGCCTGGCATTCTCATAATCAATTGAAAGATTATGCCAGCTTCTAGTCATCTCTAATGTTGCATTAGTGACTGTCATTATTTTATCTTTAGGAATAGTAATAATTTTATCGGTGGTGTAGGCTGCCCATTTAGATAAGGCAATATAGTCTTTCAATCCCTCTTCTGTAAAAGAAGGAACATATCTAATCTGTAGTGGTTTAACTAATCTCAATAAAGGTCCGTTTTCTGGTAGTTGTTCAGTACCAGTTGGCAGATAACAAAGTATATCGTCACCATTTATTAGTTTAACTACTTTAATATCTTTAACATTAATGTTTGGCATTGTTTAACTCCACATTATGGATTTCATAATCAAAATCTTCTTCATTGTATATATTTATCCTTTCACGGAAATGGTTAAGTGTGTAATTGTCTTTGTCATTATAAGATAAGTCATCTGAAATATCATATAAAGTTGCATCTCCTTTGTTATCTTTTAGTCTTAGACCACGACCAATAGATTGTAAATTTCTTATTCGTGATTTACTAGGACTAGCAAAAATGATATTGTGTAAATTACGAATATTAATACCGGTACTAAAGGTTCCGTAGCTTGCCACGATAATAGCATTGTCACTTTTCTCCGTAACCTCTCTAATCTTTTCTCTATCACTTGTTTCTACTCCTCCATATACATAAAAAACTTTCTTGTCTGTGGCCTTTTTAGTAATATCAATATACAATTGACTACCATGTTTTTCTACATACTGAAACAAACAAAGTGTATTACCTTGGAGGCCAGAAGCCAAGTTAACAATATATTTATTTCTCTTTTCTGATTGTACTATGTAATCCATTTCTTCTTGAAAATTCATACCACTTACATGTTTACATTCTGTCGGTCCATGTTTTAATACTAAACAATATATCTTTAATCCTGCCAAATTGCCTTTGTCTTGTAGTTCTGTTGTTGATACGACTTTGTTTACTGTACCAAAAAGTCCTTCTAGCACTAGTTTGTGTGTTGCTGAACCGTCTAAGGTTCCTGTTAGACCTACTCTGTATGGGCATTTTTCTAATTTAGATAAAATTTTAGTCAATGAAACAGCTTTGAATAGGTGTGCTTCGTCACCAACTACCATACCAATATCTTCAAACCATTTCTTTGGTTGTTTATATATTGATTGCCATGTAGATATGATTACAGGTTTATTTGTTTCTTTATCATGGCCTTGATATATTCTGTGTACATTTCTTTCTGGATTCCAACCATAATCTTTGAAATCTTTAAACAACTGTTCAACTAGTGATGTTGTTGGTACTACAATTAATATTTTCTTCTTCTTTTCCTTTAACCTAAGTATGTTAAACCTAACAAGAAGATAGACAATAAGAGATTTTCCACTAGCTGTGGGTGAAAGTAATAAAGTCCTATCTTTTTTAACAGCATGTATAAATGCCTCCTTTTGATAATCTCTAACCTCGAAAGGTATTTTTAGAGCCTTAATAAACTGGTCAACTTTCTTTTCGCTGACATCGTTATCTTTTATCTTAGTATCATCGACAACTCTTACATCATTGTCTTCACACCATTTAAGTATATATTGGTACAAACCTACATAGATTTGACCTGTCTGATAAGAGAACAATCTAATCTTTCCGTCCCATTGTCTTGCCCTATACTGAGGCATAAACTTAAAACCAGGAACCTCAAAGGTAAAGAATTGACCTAAATCTCTTCTTATATCTTCATCTGCTTCAATTTGCAGGTGAACATCATTCTTCTTACTTATTATTATATATCTCAATTTAGAATTCCGCTGATTGGTAATCTGTAGATTGGCCTACAATACCTTTTAACATAACATTAAATGCAATACTTATTCTATTGTTCTTGGATTTATTTATAGGTACTAAATGTTGCAACCAAGACGGAAACAATATCATTCTGTTTGTAGTTGATGATAGTTCCCATGCTGTAGCGTTTGATTTTGTAAACCCTTTAACTTGTGGATTTATAACACCAGCAGCTGGTCTAGGGTCATAGAATTGTATACCGGCAGCCTTGTCTGAGTGTACATAGAATACACCACTTAAAATATTATTAGAGTGAGTATGTGGTTTATGATTTTCGCCAGGCTTTAAAATATTTGACCACATGTCTGTAATTTCAAATGTATCATAGATATAACTTTTATCTTTAAACACCAATTTAGATGCATTAAGTATTTTATTAGAAAGTTCTTTATATTTTGGTTGTAGATGTAACTTAGGGTCTGATTGCCAGTTTTCTTTATCTGTAGAAGTTTTTAGTATGTCTTCTTTCATACTATCAATATACTCTTCTTCTAATACATCATCACAAATATAAACCTCTGTAGGAAATAATTGTTCTTTTACATATTTACTTACCACTAGATTGCTCCGCTTGTAAACTTTCTCCATTCAATAGCATTTCTAATAGTCCAATCTCTGCCACCAATTTGTTTAATTGTTCTATCTAAAAAATCTATTACTGTAGAAAGATAATCCATTTTTTGTTTTGCTTGTATATAAGCCTCATCACTTTCAATATACTTATCAACATCTTGTTTGAGTATTTTTAAGTCAAAAGGTTTCTGTTGATACACTATGGCGTCTGCTTTGCCTGTGTAATATTCCCATAAGTTTCTTTTAGTAACAGCAAAATCTCCTTCTGCTCTACTGTGCATAAGTTTAAACTTAGTGAGGTGTTTCATATACTTATTGTATATTTGAGGTGTTTTTAATGCCTCTAAATCAAGCTCTGTGTCGTTGATTATAAGGTCTTTTTCTGCTTGATTTTGTAACTGTTCAAGGTCCATAATATCTCCAATTTAATACTCCATAATAACACAAAACAACTAAAATGTAAAGCTTTTAAGAGCTTGAAATACTAGCTGTTGATGCGTTCACATTCGCAAATTCATATATCTTATATTGCATAGTTACAGTGGCCGTTAGATAATCTACATCTGTGGCGTTTTGACTATACTGTAGACCAGATAGTGCTGTCGGAAACACCTCTTGAAATCTACATTCTACAACTGGTCTATTCTTACTAGACAACACTACCAATGTGGCGTCTGAATATATACCACCAATACTTACTGCACCGTATTTTACTTTTCCTGGGTCTGTTTGTAGATTTGCACCTGTTGTAGTAGGAAATCTATCAGCACCAGCGCCTAATAAATCTCTCGCTTGAGAGTAGTCTTTAGGAAATCCAATACCCATTAACCAACCATGTATCTCTTTATAATTTTCTAAGTTTTCGTCCACAATGAAAGTCACATTTAATGCTTCAAAGTTTACCTTTTCACCAGGCAATGGTATGTCTGCTAATGGTGTTTTTTGGTCTGAGAAAGGCATGTCTATTCCAGGAATATTAGCAGCCGTACAGAAGTATTCTACCTTTGGTAGTTTACTCATTTGAAACTTAAACTGAGTAGGACTTGCGTAGTCCAGTTTAGTTGGTTGTCTGTCGTAAGATTTTGTTGTTGTCATACCACTATTTATACAAACAGGAGGAATAAAAAAAGGGCGACTTGTTTAGAGCCGCCCTTTTAGAAGTGTTGATTAAACAACGCTTACTGATATTACATCAAGTTAGTAACTTTAACTCTTTGGTAGTATCTGTTTGCGTTAGCAGAACCAGGTCCGTCAACTGCTGATACTGCACCTGAAGCGGCACCTGTTTCAGCAAATGGGTTAGCGATAAGACCATATCTAGTCTTGAAGCCAATTTTCGGTTGGAAAGTATCTTGACCAACTGCTCTCACCATTTGTAGTGGAACATATGGACAATAGAACATACCAGCATCGTAAGGTGAAGTACCTTTGTAGCCTACAACATAGTATTGTGTAGCCGATGAGTTTGCACTATATGGGTCAATATATACTTTGTATCTGCCGTTAAGAACACCAGCAAAAGTATTGCCTGTGTCATCAACATTTAGATTATTGTTTAATGCAGGTGTGTAATCAAGTACGCCAGCCATTTGCAACGCAGAAGCAACATCTGAAGAACAGATAATCATGTTACCTTTTCCTCTTCTTGTTCTTTGTGCAATTCTGTTAGCATCTCTTTCCAACTGGAACATTAGACCTTTAAATCTCTCAACTGACCATCTACCGTTTGAGTCCGTATCTAAATCAAAGATACCAGCAGTAGTTGTGTTGACAGCAGCGCCTTTCTCAGCATTGATGTAAACAGTTCTAACTACTTCTCTGTTGATTTCCGCAAGGATTTCAGCAGATAAGATATTTGCTAGTTCTGTTTCAGCATCTAAACCGTGAATTGCTTTAAGGTCTTGTGCAAGTTCCATAGTGTACTCAGCTTTTAAAGCTCTTGATTTAGCAGTCACAGTTGATTTCTCAATTGAGAATGCCATTTCAGCGAAAGCGTTACCGCTGTCATCGCCTAGGGCTTCAGCAGCTGCTGTAGTCATAGCACCACCAGTAGTATATGTACCGGCAGATGGACTATCATTTAGAGCACCTGGATTGTTGTTAGGTGAAGCTGAGTGAGCACTTTGTGAGTACCCAGTGTTTGTGCTTGAACCAGCAGCATTTCTTCCTGAGAAGTCTGTGTCTGCTTCGTCAAACATTGCTTCATTGCCTGTTTGGTTAGTATATCTGCTTCTCATTGCAAAGATAAGTCCAGTTGGACCAGTCATTGGCTGAACGCCAGCGATATCGTATGCAATCAAATTCGGCATAGCTCTTCTTACTAGAGAAATTAGGATTGGATCCCAATTCGCTACTGAAGAACCAGTCGCATTTGTTGGAGCAGCTTCTGTCATGTAAGCTCTATCTTCTTTTAGTGCTTGCTCTTGGTTTTCCAAGATAACAGATGTAACGGCTCGTCTGTAAGAGTCCTTGATTTCTGGTAAATCCGGATGCTCTAATACAGGCTGCCATTTCTTTTCATGTGTTTCTGAAAGATACATTGTTTCTCTCTCCTATTTATTTATTATTGACAATTTTCATGTCTTTAGTTTTACTTATAGCAGCAGTATAAGCAGCCATTGCATTTGATAAGTCTTCAGTTAAAACTGAATTCTCACCTGCCGCCACATCATCAAGCTCTTCACTTACAGTAGTTTTCTTACCAAAATAACTTTCCTTAATAGTCGTTATTTTAGTTTTGAATTCTTCAGTATTTGAAGCATCAATCTCTTCAGCCAACTTAAAAAACTTCTCTTTAGAAGTGTCCGCTAGGTCTTCAGCAGCTTCAGCTACGATGGCCTTTTGAACATAATTAAAGTTTGATTTGTTAAGTTCGACATTCTTTTCGATTTGCTCGTTGAGTTTCTTTTCAAGGTCTTCGATTTTACCTGCTTGGTCCTCTAACACATTGTACTTTTCATCTGGTACATCAATGTAGTGGTCTTCAAACAGTTTTTTCAAACCTGAAATGAAATCTTCAGCGATTTCGCCTTTAATTCCTTTTTCTAAAGCAAGTTCGTTGTCTTTCATCCATTCTTCAACTACATAGTTCAAGTAAGAATCCACTTTCTCAACTAACTCTTCTTTAGATTTCGAAATTTCTTCTTCGAATTTGTTATTGTAATCAGCTTCTAAGTATTCTTCGATTTCTGTTACCTTTGATTTGATAGCAGCTTCGAATACAGTAGCAGCCTTTGTTTTAAATTCTTCTGATAAATCGTCTTCTCCGGCGATAAGAGCGTCAACATGTTCAGTTACATCAATTTCTTCTTTTTTATAAGAAGCATTCATCTTCTTATGTTTTGAAGCGTTCATTGAACCGTAACCTTCTTCTTTGTCGTCTTTCTTATCATCCTTCTTGGCTAAATATTTTTTTAACCCGTCAGGCATTTCACCTTCGTTTACGATATTCTCATCAGAATCCGTTTCTTCCGTTTTAGCACTTTGACCTGGGTGGGCAACTTTCGTTACGCCAGCCTGTGTGTCTGGTTTTCCAGCTGTGTCAGGTGAACCACCTTTATCAGCAGTAGCGCTAATCTGGTCAGAAACTTTTGTAGACTTTTTAGTTGCGTCTGGATTGCTGTCAGTAGGTTTAACTACAGCTGGACCTAAATCTTCTGCATTATTCATGCTTGCGATATGAGAAGGCTCAGCCGCAACAGCATTCTTTTTAGGTGCATCCGCAGCTGCTTCTGCAACAGCCTCAGCCTCTAACGCCTCTAAGTTTTTAACATCTGTTTCGGACATTTGAGATATCTCCCTTTAGTTTAATCTTAAAAAAAATTAATTTTTTTCTTTTACTATTGATATTTATAATATTAAAGTTTTCCAAGAAAATTCTTAAATACTTTGACCTTGGCTTCTGCTAATGCATGACTTTTGGCCTTTTGTATATCTCTTTTCCAAGCTTCAATATCTTTCTCTAACAGTACACCGTTATCCCAAACCCACTCTTTACTCTCCATAATACCTTCTACGAAAGCATCTGGAGCGCTTGGGTCTGCAACGATATCGGCGGCTGTAGCTAAGTAAAAATCCTTACCCACATAGTTAGCACCACCTTTTTGCACCAAGGAACCCATACCACGAGAAGAAACACCAAGTGTTGCACCCTCGTCAATAAGATTTTTTACAATCTTACCATATGGAGTATCCATGATTTTCGCCTCACCGATAAAGTTCTTGCCTTCCGGCGTAAGCGCTTTAATCATGTGCGAAACTCTTTCCAAATTAACAGTCGGTCCGTCAGGATGTCCTAACTCTCCGAATGCTCTACCTTTTTGGATAAATTCTTTGTCGTATCTGTCAACTTCTTTGGCTAAAATATCATTCTCATAGATACGGCCATTTCTGTTCTTGATATCAGATTGTAAGAAGATACCACGAATTTTATATTCTTTTTTACCATTGTTTTCTTCAACAATGTATTCTGCATCTACTACTTCTTCTGAAATTAATTTCATTATTCTCTCTCTTTTGATACTCTCTGTATATATTTATACAATCTTTTACCTAAACTCTACAATTATTGTGTAATTATCGCCATTTGCAAAGTTTCTAGTAGATAATATTACATCTCCAGTTGGTGCTGTAGCGTTATTTAATATCTCATCGCCGGCATCTCTAAAGTCCCAATA